CCGAGCAATATCTCCCCGAGGACTACCGGTACGGTCCTAGCCGGTCCGTGTACGGGCCAACCCGAGCAGAATTGATAGGACTATGACCCAAACTAAAACGGCCCGTATTGGGGCTACTGAGCCTCGATTACATAGCCCTTACATCAACGGCAAAAATCGCGGCGATGAGGTAGCGCAGCTTGCAGACTCGATCGGCCTACCCCTTTTGCCATGGCAGGATTTTGTAATTAGGGACATGACCTCCGTAGACGAGGAGGGGATGTTTATCAGAAAAACTAATCTTGTACTTTGTGCCCGGCAACAGGGTAAGACTCACCTTGCGCGCATGATGATGCTCGCGCACCTCTACCTATTCGACTCTAAAAACGTAATTATTATGAGCTCTAATAGATCGATGGCTTTAGACACCTTTAGGCAAGTGGCTTACGCTATCGAGGGTAATGACGGCCTACGTAGCGCGGTCAAACAGATCCGGTTTGCTAACGGTACCGAAAGTATCGAGATGAAAAACGGCGCTCGCCTTGACGTAGTTGCAGCTACTCGAGACGGCTCACGCGGTCGTACGGCAGACCTGCTCTATATCGATGAGGTACGAGAGATATCCGAGGAGGGTTTTAGAGCTGCAACGCCTACGACTCGAGCACGGGCCAATGCTCAAACCTTGCTTACCTCTAATGCTGGTGATGCCTTTAGTACCGTGCTTAATGATTTACGCGAGAGAGCTCTTAGTTTTCCGCCTAAAACGTTTGGCTATTACGAGTACTCGGCTCCTCAGTTTGCAGCTATTACCGATCGCGATGCGTGGGCCATGGCTAACCCGGCACTCGGCTACACCGTTACCGAGGATGCCCTCGAGGAGGCGGTAGCTACTCAGCCTATCGAGACGACGAAAACCGAGTTACTTTGTCAATGGATCAGCTCGACCCAATCACCTTGGCCGCATATGTCGGTAGAAAATGCAGGGGACAAGGATCTAAAAATGTCACCGGGTCCGCTTACTATTTTTGCCTTTGACGTGTCACCGAGCAGGCGCGACGGGTCGCTCACGATGGGCCAAGTATTAGCCGATGGCCGTATAGGGGTTGCCGTGCTTGAGACTTTTCACTCCGACGTAGCTATAGATGAGCTCTTTATGGCCGACCATATTGCTAAATGGTGTAAAGACTTTTACCCTCGGACCGTTTGCTACGACAAGTACACAACCGCCTCGATCGCCAAACGCCTCGAGATTAACGGCATCCATATTACGGATATCTCAGGCCAAAAGGGATATCAAGCCTCCGGCGACTTACATCAAGCTCTATCAAATAATCGGCTCGTGCACTCGGGCCAAGATGAGCTCGTAAACCATATGGCGAATTGCGCGGCGAAAGAGTCCCCGGATAGCTGGCGTATCGTCCGGCGTAAATCGGCAGGGCCCGTAGATATCGCTATTGGCTTATCTATGATCGTACATATACTTAATCAGCCAATGGCCGAGGCTAAGGTTTACATCTAAGACACGCCGCGATTAATCGGTTTTATCCTTGACATTTTGAGAAAATCTCTCTTATGGGATTACTCCAAACGTTAGGGCTCAAGGGCTCAGATAAGCCTCGTGTAGAGGCTCAATACGCACCTGCCGTAATGGACACTACTTACGGCTACGGATCATTTAATACTAATAGCGCTTACGGATATAACGGTATTGGTATCGATCGTAATTTTGCTTTACAAGTAGCAAGCGTTGCACGTTGCCGTAATTTAATTGCCGGCGTAATTGCATCTATTGATTTATCACTATATAAAAAATCAACAGGCGAAAAATTAGGATCTCCGGTTTGGTTAGAGCAACCTGATATCCGTCAGCCTCGCAGCCTTACTATTTCAGCTACCGTTGATAGTTTGATTTTTTATTCGGTCGCATATTGGCGCGTTACATCTTTGTACGCCGATGATGGTAGACCGTCCGGCTTTGAGTGGGTAGCTAATAATCGCGTTACCTTTACGACTAATCAATACGGTACAGAGGTTAAAGATTATTTTGTAGATGGCAACTTAGTACCAATGGCCGGTATCGGATCTCTCGTTACTTTCCAATCGTTGCTACCTGGTGTATTACAAACGGCAAGCACTACTATCCGCGCAGCTTATGACATCCAAAAAGCAAGCGCCGTAAGTGCAGCTACACCTATGCCTACAGGTATCCTAAAAAATAACGGTGCAGATTTACCGGAGACTCAGATACAAGGTTTACTCGCAGCTTTTAAGAGCGCTCGCCAAAATAGATCGACGGCTTACTTAACTAGCACTCTCGAATATGTACCTACGTCATTTTCACCTAAGGACATGACATATAACGAGAGCTCACAATATCTCAGCACGGAAATTGCGCGCGCGATGAACGTACCGGCGTACATGATCTCTAGCGACATGAATAACTCAATGACATACCAAAATATTTTGGACGGTCGTAAAGAGTTTGTAGCTTATTCGCTGCAACCTTATATCTCAGCTATTGAGGATCGTCTATCGATGAACGACATCACAAACTCATCTAACCAAGTGCGTTTCGCGGTAGACGATACGTTTTTACGTGTAGATGCTAAGGATCGTTTAGACATAATCGAGAAAATGTTAAACCTACAACTAATTGATGTAGAGCAAGCCCGACAAATGGAGCAACTAACACCGCTAGGAGATACAAGTGCTACTAACGTTTAGCCAAGAAATACAGGCCGCAGATACAGAGCGCCGGATCGTATCCGGACTCGTTGCACCATATGGCGAAATCGGTTTTACAAGTGCAGGCCCTGTCATGTTTGAGCGCGGCAGCATCGCTATTGCTGAGGCCTCAAATATTAAATTACTTATGCAGCATCAACAGGATAAGCCCGTAGGTCGTGCTATTAGTTTTAGCGACTCAACAGAGGGCGTATACGGATCGTTTAAGCTTTCGAGTAGCACTCGAGGACAAGATGCGCTCGTACTCGCTCAGGAAAACCTAGTGTCCGGCTTATCCGTAGGGGTCGATGTTACGGCCTCTAAGCCAATGGGTGATTACCTGTTAGTAACGGCTGCGGTCCTCAAAGAGGTTAGCCTCGTCGAGAGTGCGGCCTTTTCTAGCGCATCCGTAACTGATATTGCAGCGGCTCGAGCAGCGCTTGAGGCAGCTACAAGTACAAAAGAAAAAACTACAACTATCTCTACGACGATCGTAGAGGTCGAAACTGAAACAGAAACAGAAAGCGAGGCGGCCGTGACTACAGCCCCTGAAAATACACCGGAGGAAACTCCGGTAGATACACCGGCAGAGGCTGAAAAGGTCGAAGCCGCTCGAAAGATCATCCGTCCATCAGTACTAGACTCTCAGAGACTACGTACACCGATTACATCAATGGCTACATATACAGAGCACAAGATTAAAGCTGCTCTAGGTAGCGATGAGTCAAAGCTATACGTAACCGCAGCGGATGACTCATTTACGACTAACCCTGCATTTAATCCAACTCAGTACCTATCTGAGTTTGTATCAAATACTAATTTCGATACTCCTATGATTAATGCGTTATCTCAAGGCACCTTGCCAAACTCAGGTATGACTATTTCGATCCCGTCACTCGTTACCTCAGCAGGCGGTCAAAATGGTGTCGCACCTGTTGTAACCGTAGAGGCCGAAGCCGGAGCCGTACAAAATACAGGCATGGTTACAGAATACCTAACAGGTACAGTTAAAAAGTATGCAGGTATGAATACGCTCTCCGTAGAATTGCTTGAGCGCTCAGATCCTAATTTCTATGCTGAGCTAACTAATCAGCTGCAACGCGCTTACTCACTAGCTACAGATGCTGCGGTAATCGCAGACGTAGTAGCCGGTGGCGTACAGGGCACCGCGGTAGCTGCAACTAGCGCAGGTATCATCTCTTACGTATCTACAGAGTCAGCGAATATCTACAAGAATACAAGCTACTTTGCTAAGAATTACGTAGCTGGTCCGTCACAATGGAGCCTATTGATGGGCGCTACTGATAGCACCGGACGACCAATTTACAACGCATCCGCACCTATGAATAGCGGCGGTCTATCTACACCTACATCTATCCGCGGCAACGTCCTCGGCTTAGATCTATACGTAGATCATCAAATGGTAGCAACTACTATTGATGACTCAGCGTTTATCGTTGCACCTGAGGCTATGACGGTATACCGCAGCCCACAGGCGTACATGAGCGTAAACGTCGTATCAAATCTACAGATCCAAATTGCGATCTACGGATTTATGGCAACAATCGTAAAGATGCCTAAGGGCCTCGTACGTTACAACCTAACCTGAGATAAACCCTAGTAGTCGGTAGGGCTCTTAGCCCTTTGAGCCCTACCGGCCTTTTTAAGTGAGGAGATTAAGATGCCTGCAACCTACGTAACCGAGGCTGAGCTACGCGCTAACCTTGGCATCGAAAACCTATACTCCTCGGATACCGTAGAGACGGTATGCCAAACGGCTCAAGATTTACTCAACCAATTTTTATGGTTTGCCTCAGCGCCGGTAGTAGGCACGACACTACAAAATAACGTAGCTACCGTAATGATCTCTAACCCGGCGATATTTACTACAGGTCAGAGCGTAACCTTGAGTGGATGCGGCTCAACCTTTAACGGTACCTACACGATCACGGGAACGATGCCGTGGAGCGCAGGTACTACTAACCTGATCCCGTCGATCGTATGGAATAACTACGCATGGAATTGGCCGGCAGGTTATAGCTTTATCCAATTTACTAAGGTCGCAGCTGACGTTAATTTTTCTCGCGTGTTGCCATATGGGCAAGCAATAGGCGCAGACACAAAGACAAACTCATACGCAACTACTCCGGCCGTAAGAGAGGCCGCGATGATTTTGGCGGTAGACATCTGGCAGGCTCGCCAAGTCTCACAAACCGGCGGCGTATCTATCGATGGTTTTAGCCCTAGCCCTTACCGTATGGGTAATAGCATGATCGGCAAAATCCGCGGGCTCCTTGCCGGTTATCAAAATCCTTTAAGCATGATCGGGTAGATGATGACCGCACCGATTACTACTTTGAGAGCCTCACTAGCTGCGGCTTTATCTAATGCGAACGTATGGAATACGTACGCCTATCCGCCTCCTACTATCACCGCTAATAGTGTGATCGTAAGCCCGGCGGATCCTTACATCACTCCGAGTAATAACGAATACGCCAATATCTCGCCGATGGCATCCTTTCGTATCATTTGTAATGTGCCTATGTACGATAACCAAGGCAATTTACAAGGGATCGAAAGTATGGTGTGCGCCGTTTATGAAAAGTTAGCGGCCTCATCGATCGTTATGAATATCGGACCGGTAAGCGCTCCTAGCGTATTAACCGTACAAAGCGGCGATTTATTAACTACTGATATCACTATCTCAATACTTACGAGCTGGGAGTAACTAATGCCATATACAGAGGATGACCTAAAGTTTTTGCGAAAGATTGGGCAGATCGTAGACGAGCCTGCACCGGTCAAAGTAGCAAAAGTAAAAACCGAAACAACAACAACAACCGAAAGCGAGGAATAGGCCATGGCCATATTCTTAAGTAATGGAGTGGTCGTAACCCTTAACTCGGTCGATCTCTCAGATCATGTAACTAGCGCAACTATTAACCGTGTATTCGAGGAGCTCGAGGTAACGGCCATGGGAGATAACGCTCGACGTTTTACTAAGGGCCTAGAAACCTCAACGATTACGCTAGATTTTCTAAACGATACCGCTACCGGTGAAGTCCTACAGACTTTGCAGGCAGCCTGGGGTACAACAGTACCTATCACGCTGAAGCAAACTACCGCAGCTATCTCAGCTACTAACCCTGAATATCAGACAACAGTATTAGTAAATAACACTACTGATATTAACGGCGCGGTCGGAGATATCTCGACTCAGAGCATCACCTTTACCTGCAACTCTCCTATCGTTGTAGACATCACCGTATAACAAACTAGAAAAGGGGCACACAATGGCACGACTCAAAATAACAAGGGCTACAGGCGAGGTTACGGAGCATCAAATCACGCCGCGTATTGAGTACGCCTTTGAGTTATACGCAAAAAAAGGTTTTCATAAAGCCTTTAGAGATGACGAAAAGCAAAGCGATGTTTACTGGTTAGCGTGGGAGTGCCTACGTACATCCGGCGAAACAGTAAAAACGTTTGGGGCAGAGTTTTTAGATACCTTGGTTAAAGTCGAGGTATTAGACGACGAGCCTTTAAGCTAGGGCGCGGCTCTCTAACTCATTTGGTAGCGCAACTATCAATACGGTTAGGGGTCGCGCCTCAAGCGATACTCGACTTAGATGCCGAGATGTTTAAGATGTTAGTCAAAGTATTAAACGAGCAAGCGGAGGAGTCCAAAAATGTCGGTAAAGCTAGACGGCGTTAAAGAGACTCTACGCGCGATCCGTAAAGTAGATCCCGAGCTATTAAAAGAGATGAATAAAGAGCTTAAAGGCATCATGATCCCAATACGCGACAAGGCGCGAGGTTACGCGCCTACCGCTGCTCCGGGTGGCCTTTATAATTGGAACGAGGGCACCGTAGGTAAAAAGATTACGGCGCGTAATTCTGCCTTTCGTACTTTTAATAGCGAGGGCACTCTACGACGTTTTCCCTTTTACGATGCCGAGGCAGCTCGTAAAGGTATTTATTATTCTCAGGCTCCGAGCAAGCGTAATAAAAATGGTTTTCAGGCTTTGTATTTTATCGCTAATAAATCGGCCTCAGGTGCGATCTATGAAACCGCAGGGCGAGCTAACCCGGGCGGATCTCCTAAAAGTAAATCTAATAACCCTAACGCTGGGGCTAATTTTGTTAGTCGTATGGGCCCTCTTTATGGAGATAGTCGCGAGCGACGTGGTCGTATGATTTTTAGAGCGTGGGCCGAGGATCAGGGTAAGGCTCAAGCTGCGGTAATACAAGCGATCATAAATACAGTAAACGCCTTTAATCAAGGCCGTTACGATAAGGCGGCATAATGCTAAACATACCTAGCCTCGTCGTTAGTGCCGTTTCTACGTGGGACGGTAAAGCCCTTGCTAAAGGCGAAAAACAAATTGGCGGTTTTGATAAAGGGATAAAAAGTTTAGCTAAAACTTTGGGCGCTACTTTCGGCGCTGCGGCTATGCTCTCATACGGTAAAAATGCCGTTAAGGCTTTTGCAGAAAATGAAAAGTCCGCCAAGCGCCTTGAGATGGTATTAAAAAATATCGGATTAGGTTTTGATACCGCCGCTATTGAGAAAAACCTCGGCGATATATCCGCCAAGTTTGGCTATGAGGGCGAGGTCTTACGCGAGTCTTTCCAAAAGCTAGTAACCGTTACAGGCGATACGGCTAAGGCTCAGGATCTACTTAACCTATCGCTCGACGTAGCGGCAGGATCGGGAGAAAGTTTAGCTACCGTAAATGCAGATTTAGCAGCGGCCGTCGTAGGTAATACAAAAGGCCTAAGAAAATATAATTTAGGGCTTACTCAAACTGAGTTAAAAACCTTAGATCTAAATGATGCCGTAAAACTTTTAGCTCGTACTTTTGGCGGTGCCGGAGAAGCTGAGCTAAAAACGTTTTCCGGTCAAATGCGTGTTTTACGCGAAGCCGCCGGCGATGCTCAAGAAACTATCGGTGAGGGTTTAGTAGATGCGTTTGGCATTTTAGCCGGTGAGCAAGGTATCGGTAAGGCTACTGATGCCATGGATAAGTTTAGCGAGTCAATTAAATACGCTTTAATTGGTATGGCGGAGCTGGTCAGCTTTGAGACTCCTACGGGTACAAAATCTTTGTTTGGTTTATTACTCACGCCAATTTTGCGCTCGCTTGAGGCAGGTCCTCTAGGAGCTTTAATACGTTTAGGTGAGCGTACGTCGATAAAACCTAAGCCATTTACTACACCGATGACGGTTTCAGGATCTACGGATGCGCAAGGCAAAATAGAGCGCGACCGGGCTAAGGCAGCGGCAGAAGCTGCTAAACGTGAAAGAGAAAGATTAGCCCTGCTAAAAAAGCAAGCGCTAGCAGAGAAAAATAAACTTTCGTTATCAAAGGCTGCGGCCGTATTTGATACTAACCGCATCTCTATTGCCGCGGCTCTACGTGCTACCTACGATAAGGACACCATCCTACGCCTCGAGGCTTTACAGGCTATCGAGGAGGACAATGGCGAGCTCGCACTAAAGAAAATTGGCGAGCTGGCAGCCTTTCAAAAAAATGCCGATATCGCCAAACTAGCCGGCATTACTCAGATTAGCGAGGCAACCCTTGCAGCTATAAACACTCAGCTACTGACAGAGCTTAAAGCTATTAACGATAGCAAGATGGCCGAAAGCGATAAAGAAGTAGCTCGACAGATCGCGTTTGGTAAGTATAACGAGGCTATTACTAAGGCCGGCGAGTTAGCAGCTAAAGAGAGTTATAGCGAGCGCGTACAAATCCAACTAACTGAGATCGCTAAGCTTGCATCTTTAAGTAAAACCTCTAATGCGGCTCTAACGCTTAATAAGCTCCGTGAGTCCGAGGAGCTATCAATGATTGAGCGCGTAGCCGCTGCTCAAAAGGCCGCCGATGATGCTCGACTTAAGGCATTACAAGATTATGCAGCCGCACTTAAGAAAGTCGGCACGGGTGCAGATATTGGTACAGGTGGGGATAGCGGCGCACCGGTTTATACAATTCCTAAAAATACTACAGATTTTACAAAAAATAACCCTGATATATTTAAGTTAGTAAATGAGACCGTCGAGTTTGCAACTCAAAGCGTACAAGACTCTTTTTATAAAGCTATGAACGCCGGAGCAGATTTACCAAGTGCCGTACGTGGGGCTAACTATCAGGCAAGAGCCGAGCAAGAATATGCGGCATCTCTAGCAAAAATATCTTTAACCGATGCGATAGCTCAAGGCTCACTCATGCAAGGTTTAGGCTCTGGCCTAAGTCTTTCAGCTGCGGCAAGTGGAGCACGTTATGCAGCTCAGGCCGCGCGCTCTTACAATATAACTATCAACGCCGGCGCTATCGCATCTCAGGACGAGTTTACTACCTTGCTACAAGATACGGTACAAAAGATTAATCGCGACGGAGATCCTTTATTCGTGGCAGGCACACTATGACCGTCCCTACAATTAACGCGGTTATTAACTTTTCTACGGGTCCGGCTTTTGCTCAAGCCATGATCCTAGGTACAGGCCAATTAGGTACAAACGTATTAGCAGACTCTGAGGCTTTGATCGTAGACGTATCTAATCAAGTGGACGGCGTTACTACCATGAGAGGCCGTAATGCTCAGGCGGACGTATTCCAAACAGGTACTCTAACTCTGCGGATCGTCGATCAAAATGGCGACTTTAATCCTCAAAATCCGGCAGGGCCTTATTACGGTTTACTTACTCCAATGCGTAAGGTACAAATTACCGGGACTTATCAGGGTGTCGAGTATCCAATGTTTAGCGGCTTTATTACTAGCTATACAACTACTACGCCTAAGATGGCTACCGATGTCGTATACACAACTATCACGGCGGTAGATGCCTTTAGACTTTTCCAAAATAGTCAGATATCTACGGTGACACTAGCTGAGGCCGGTGACTTACCGGGCGAGCGTGTAAACGCTATCCTCGACGAGATCGCTTGGCCTCCGTCTATGCGTGAGATCCAATACGGCTCGACTATCTTTCAGGCAGACCCGGGCAACCCTCGCACCGCTCTTAACGCTTTACAAACCGCTACCATCTCGGAGTACGGCGCTCTATATATCAATGCTCGAGGATCCGTAGAGCTGCATGATCGCGCCTTTTGTATTGAGTCTCAGGCTTTCCCGGTAACTAAGTTTAACGATAACGGTACCGATATTAATTACTTTAATGCTATATGGCGCTTAGACGATACTCAGGTCTATAACTCTGCCTCTATCACCAAGATCGGCGGTACGGCTCAGATAGCGCAGGATCAGGACTCTATCGATGAGTACTTTGTACACTCATATAACCAAACTAATTTAGTCATGGAGGAAAACCAAGCTGCACTCGATTACGCTCGGGCTTACGTGGCTAGCCGTAAAGATACGCAAACTCGTTGCGATGCCGTAGAGCTTGATTTATATATGGATGATTATGAGGATGGCATTTTAGCCGCTCTTGGTTTAGATTTTTTTGACCCGGTAGAGGTTACGACTAATCAACCTGGTAACTCGACCCTGCAACAGACTTTACAAGTGTTTGGCGTAACACACCGAGTAACGCCTAACTCATGGAAAACGACATTTACAACACTAGAGCCGATTATCGACGGCTTTATATTAAACTCATCACTATACGGAGTGCTCGATACCTCCGTATTAGCATACTAAGGAGCAGGTTATGGCAGCTGGTCAAGGTTTTAAGACCTTTACAACAGGTGAGGTATTAACCGCCGGTGACGTAAACGGCTACCTCATGCAGGGCATTAACGTATTTACAAACGCGACCGCTAGAGATGCGGCTATTACCGCACCGGCTGAGGGTCAGTTTGCATTTACGAAAGATAACAATTCGTTATGGTATTACGACGGTGCAGCTTGGGTAGCCTCCGGGGCAACCGGTGATATCGAGGGAGTTACCGCAGGTGTAGGTATTAGCGGCGGAGGTACCTCGGGTACCGTAACCGTTACTAACTCAATGGCTACGGCTATCGATGCTAAAGGTGATCTAGTACCCGGGACAGGTGCCGACACTTTTGCACGTTTGGCGGTCGGAGCTAATGGCACCGTATTAACGGCAGACTCGGCAGAGGCTACCGGGTTAAAGTGGGCAGCGGCGGCAACTAGCGGTATGACTAAAATTGTTACAGGTAATTTTAGTGCATCCGCTGGCGTAGCAATTAATGAGTGTTTTACCTCGACGTACAGTAATTACGTTTTAGTATTAAATCAATTGGGTAATAGTGGAGGCGGTGCCATGTATTTACAATGGCAGACGGGCACTAACACGGTTGCTAATAGTGCTGATTATTATGGTGGAGGATGGTCGGTAACAAACGGCAATTCTACGGCCACTTTTACTAATAACGGATCAACTTATATGACAATAGCTCCAACGGTTGCTACAAATCTACGGCAAAACTTTACAATAAATATTAGTAACGTTGCCGTTTCTGTAGATGTAGGATCTAGCTCACGCCATGCTAATTTATCATCGCTTGGTAATGGATCGGGAAACGGTATCGCTACTTACGCAGGTATTATAAATAATAGTGGTACTTACACGGGAGTTTATTTAACTGCAAATGGCAATTTAACAGGTACATACACCGTCTACGGATTGGCTAAATAATGGCAAACGATAAAATAACAATTACAGATGCGCTTACAGGTGAAACTATCGAGCGTGAAATGACAGAGCTAGAGCAAGCTGCTCGAAATGCTTTTTTGGCACAAATTAAAATCGATGAGCAAAAAGAGCTAGAGTTAAAAGCAGCGGCAGAAACTAAAAAAGCCGCAGCTCTAGCCAAGTTACAGGCTTTAGGTTTAGATGCCGATGATTTGGCAGCTCTTGGTTTGTAATGGAGACGAGTTACAACGGCTACCCGGCCTCTAAGGATCCGGCTGAAATTAAAATAAAGTCCTACCCGGTAAAGGGTACGGATCGTAAGCTAAGGTGCGCCGAGAGTGTTGGGCCTCTCTTGGCCGCCTTTGCTGCGGAGTTTCACGAGCTAATCGAGCCCATTGATGAGGGCACTTTTGACGATTGGGGCTATGCCTACCGCATGGTGCGAGGTAATCCTACAAAACTATCGTGTCACTCATCCGGCACGGCTATCGATCTAAACGCGACTAAGCACCCGCTAGGCAAGTACGACACTTTCCCGGCTGAAAAAGTACCGATGATCCGAGCGCTCGCTAAAAAGTACGGCCTCAAGTGGGGCGGAGACTTTAAGAGCAGACCGGACGATATGCACTTTGAGGTAGAGATATCAGCTGCAAAAGCAAAAGAATTAATTACAAAGTTAGGATTACAAGATGCCAAGTAGTGCACAAGTCTCAGTAGGTACGACGGCTACCCTATTAGTAGCTGCTACGGCTTTTGATCAGACCGCATATTTACATAACCTTGCCGGAGGCGGTGGAGGCGGTGGAGGCGGGAGTAATCCTGTTTTTATCGGTGCAGCTAACGTAACTACATCTAACGGCTATAAATTAAATAGCGGCGCATCTCTTAGTTTAATGGTGGGAGATCACGAGGCTCTATACGCTATATGCGCTAGCGGTACCGTAGACGTATCCGTATTAGTACAGGTCAATTAAAGGGCATTACAGGAGCTAACAAATGAAAGAGCAAGCAATAGCAGCGGCAAAATCATACGGGCGCGCATCCTTGGCATCCGTAGCCGCTTTGTATATGTCAGGTATTACAGACTATAAAGTATTGGCTAACGCGTTTATCGCAGGGCTAATCGGGCCACTACTTAAGGCGCTACAACCTAGCGAGAAGCAACTAGGCGTAGGGTCTAAGTAATGGAAAGAGCTCAGCTCGTAGTTGGTATAGCTTTAGGCAGCTTTACTATTTTGGGGCTAGGAGCTGGGCTCGTCCGTCATATGGTTAAGTACTATCTAGCGGAGTTAAAACCGGACGGTAACGGCGGCCACAATCTAGCCGGCCGCGTTGAGCGTATTGAGATCCGCGTAGACCGTATATACGAGATGCTTATAGAGGATAGGCTCACCAAGTAGCGACACGCCAAACACGTATACGCTTTTAATTCTGACAAAAAGCCCTCATACTGATACTACAAACGCTGAGAGGGCTACTCGGTTAGTAGCTTGATCGGCCTTAACAAAGGGCTAAGTAATGAATAGTTTAGATAT